AAATTAGTGGAAAAAGTAGACGCCGATGGTGCTCAACTCGTCAAGCGGAAAGTATTCGAGCACGCAGGTACGTACAAGTTCCGAGGTAAGGGATTTTCCGGAACCGCAACTGCGTCTACCTCGACAGATTTAGATTACAAACTTACAGAAGACAGATATATCAACGGGGTACACTTACATCTAGCCGATCACAAGTTCGGTGACTACGTAGACTTCCAAGTAGTAGACGTGGACAACATTCTCGGGTACGGAGCAGGAACAGTTCTCGACACCTTCGGAGAGAATTGGTACGTGATGGAGAATACTGAAGTTGTTCTCCCGTATAATGCGAAGGTACTGAAAGATTTATACATTCGAGTTAAATATACAAGTACTGGGACTACTGACGTAACAGTTTGCGTTAATCTCTTCCTCCACCGGAAAGGCTAATGGCTTCGATTCTCTTCACCAAGTCGAATACGATTGGATCTAATCTGATTAGATGGGTCACTGACGAACCAGTCTCTCACGTAGCTCTTCGGATTGGACAATCCGTGTATCACAGCAAATTCGGAAGAGGGATAACGAGGGAACCGCTGGAGAAGTTTCGAGAGAAGAACGTAGTAGTATACCGCGTAACTATTTACAACGCATACTTCAGCGGGATTGAGAGATACACAGGTGGATATGATTATTTGGCTTTACTTTTTCTGGGACTTAGGTATTTACTTCCTTTTCTCCCTAAAGTTAATCTGTGGCAAGTTACGGGAATGTATCTCTGCACTGAGTACATCACGAAATTAATAAACAAAGAAGAAGATAGCATGATAACTCCTTATCAATTATACAACGAACTTAGGAGTGAAAGGAATTACTAATGGCTAATTGGGTATCGAAGACATTTCTCGACAAGGCAGCGGGTACGTTGCCGCAGATCCGAATTGACGATCCGACAACTGAGATCCGAGTTGAAGTAACCGGAACTACTCTCAGTACTGCGAAGAGTTCAACGGACGGGTTCAACGACAGTGTTGAGACAATTACTGTTCCCGCACCAGTTGTCGTCGGAACTGCCAATCTCTACATACTCTCCCCAGCTAATACAGTTTGGGGAACTGCACTTGAACTTACGTTCGCAGGTGCAAGTACGAAGATCATCGTCACTAAACTTACGTAAGAGATGTCAGACAAATTACTTGCGAGTGCAATGGCGAGACTCGACAAGTTGAAACGCCAATCCTGTTTCGATCCCTTCAACCTCGACTCGAAGGCGACTAAGCAGCAGGATGAAATCTTCCGAGACTGCGGAGTAATCCAGTATCGTTGGATAGTTGCAGGTAACCGGAGTGGTAAATCGCAGTTGGGTGCGAGGGAGATTACCTGGATACTTCAGGATCTTCACCCGTATTTCAAACGCCCACAATCCTGGGTAGGTGTACCTCTCACGATTCTCGTCGTCGGCAAGTCGAGACAGAATATCGAATCCGAACTCTGGACGAAGAAGATTAAACCATTCCTCGAAGGGGAGTGGAAGGAGAAGCGGGTAGGTACTCAGCTTCATTCAACTATCCGGGAAGAGACTGGGGATCAGATTGTCTTCCTCACTCACGCCGATTCCAGTGACCGGATCATCGACAACCTTCAAGGATATACCGCGCATTACGTTTGGGTAGACGAAATGCCTAAGAGATTCCGTGTATTAGAGGAGCTGCAACGACGGACAGATACAACTGGTGGACCCTTCCTTGCGACATTCACTCCGAAGGTAGTTAACATGGAGATTAAGAATGTCGTCGACGCGCAGAAGGAACCCATCGGGAAGAAATACCCACTACACAAATTACTTAATCCCCTCTTCAAAGGTAAAGAAGAGGAGGAAATGCAGAAGCTTGCAGGTTATCCCAAGTCGGTTCTCGACACAGTTCTCTACGGGAAATGGGGAAGTCTCGAGGAGGGAGTGTACGAATTCAACGCAGACGAGATGGTTGAAGATCTTCCGCAGAATTACTCCCCGAACTGGAGACATGTCGAGTCAGTTGATCCCGCGATGAATACGACAGGTTACACACTCTGGGCAGAAAATCCAAGTAACGGAGTATGGTACTGTATCAAGTCGGAATATATTGACGGAGTGAAAGATCCCCTGCATCTCTGGAATATCGTTCAGGAGAAGAGTAAAGGATATCACTTAGTTAGGCGCATATGTGACGGTCACGAGATATGGTTCTACACAACTGCACATCGGAATGGATGTAAACCTGGCTATGTAGTAGTTGAGGATAAGAATAAGGGTAGGAAAGAGGAATTGATAAAAGCCTTGCAATCTAACCTGACTCATGGTAAAATCAAGCTAACACCTTCATGTCACATTCTAATGGATGAATTGACTAATTGCCAATGGAATGAAGATGGATCTCGGATCATTAATTCGAGTAAATATCATTGCGCGGATACCGCACAATACTTCGTTGACTTAATGCCACCTGCTTCGGCGGATCATTCATTCCGACCCGAGACGCAGGTGGACGCGCTATTCCACAGTTATTACAAGCGAAAAGCTAGTGAATATGCGAAGAAGCAGAAGAAGGCACAGCAACGAATTAAACGTGGAAGGAGAAGCGGTTGGAAACGATCACGGTAATTAATTTACTCTTCATCGCAATTCACGGAATGCTTTTCCTCGGTATGCGAAACGCGAATCTGGAACTGCGGCGGAAGGTACACGAACAACGTAATGAATTAGTTAGGTTGAGATTAAGGGGCAGAAGGCGTTGAAATTACTAATCAAACTGCAAATGCCCGAGCGGAGATCGAAGTCGGAAAGAGAGATGACTAAGCCTATCTCCCTCGAAGAGAAGTTGGCGGATGCGATGGAGATGATCGAATCTGGACACGACTCCACGAAAGACTGGGAGTTTCTCAAGGCAATTAATAACAAATTGCACGCGAAGAAGAAGTGTGGCAAGTGCTCGAAACGAGAGTTGAAAATACTCAAACTGATAGCTCCCACGATTAACAAACATGCGAATAAGGATGGAGATAAGATAACACTTGATCCATCTCTTGCACATCTGTAGGGATAACTAATGTCGGTGAAGATACTTTCCTGGGATGAGAAAAAGGCTACATACGAACTTAATCGCAGATTAGCCTCTGCTAAGGAATATCGAAGTACATTTGAATCTCAGTGGGTAGAGAATGAACAAACTATCTACTCCACTCGAGGTGGAGAAGGAAATGGTACTAATATCAATTTAGACGCCACTTTCCAAGATGGTACTGGTGAAGTAGATCAATCTGAAGAAGATTCCAATATCAGTTACGCTTTCAAGAATTTCAGATTCATTCACGCTCAATTATCAGCTAACCCTCCATCCGTAGTAGCTTCACCTACTTCGGTAGATCCAGAAGATAGACTTAAGGCCGACGCTGCCGACCGATTAATACACCATGCCATACGTAAGTACAAATTGCAAGAAGTAGTTGACCGGGGTAGTTTACACTGCCTACTTTACGGTACTGGTTTTGTGAAGATTATCTGGGATTCAACTCGCGGAGACATTATCGACTTCGAGGAGGAGAAGGGTGAGATACTTCTCGAAGGAGATATTTCCTTCTCAATTCCGACACCTTGGGACGTTTACGTAGACCCAGACGCGGAGAGTTGGGATGACGTGAAATGGGTATTTCAGAGACTTGTCATCCCGTACGAGGAAGCAATCTCGAGATGGCCGGATAAGAAAGAGATACTGGAAGCTAGTAAGATTAACGGAGAAAGAAATCTCAATTCAACTCAGGGATTTAACTCCGGACTTAGTAATAAGAAGTACGATTCAGTTGAGCTGTACGAGTACTGGGAGAAGGGACTTCCGCATAACGGATATCTAGGTAGATATTCCATCTGCACATTCGACGGGAAACCAGTCGAGAAAGTCAGACCTAACCCGCACAGATTCTCTGCTCTCGGAGCTATTACGAAGATACAGAATTCCGAGAAATTCTCCGACGAGGAGAAGGAGGGGAAGATCAAGAAGTTACCGCAGAAGGCGAAACTTCCTTTCCACATATTCACTGACGTGGATGTACCCAGTTCGATCTGGGGTAAGTCCTTTGTCGATTACGTATCTCACATGCAAGAGAATCTGAATCGCTTGGACTTAATGACACTTGACACAATTGCTGCACTGGGCATTCCAAGAGCCATCGTTCCTGATGGAGCGGAAATTGCCGACGATGCTTTCACAAATAGCCCATGGAACATTCTCAAGGTTGCTGGAGATTCCAATCGAATCCGAGTACTTAACCCTCCGAATGTATCCCCCGACGTGCCGGCAATGCGTGACCGGATTAAGCAAGGGATTGACGACATTGCCGGAGTGAACGAACTCATGTTCGGTCAGATCAACCGGGAAACTGCCGGGACTGCAATGCAGTACGCGACGAATCAAGGGAATATGATTCGAAGACGTTTGTTCAATAAATACACACTCTTCGTCGAAGAGATTTACCGCACGTATCTGAATTTAATTCGGAAGCATTGGGACACGGAAAGAACTATTAACGCACTTGGGAAGGAGAAACTTCTTCAAGCTGTACAGATTAAGGGAGCAGATATCGACGGAGGTTACGATCTTCAGGTTCAATATGGTACTTCCTTCAGTCTCGACCCGCTAACCCGGCGAGATGAAATACTTACTCTGCAACCACTTTTCGAGAAGGCCAATGTACCTCCGAGAGTTCAGTTGCAAATGTTGAAACTTAATGAACTCTCCGGGATGCACGATCTCATTCAACTTGCCGAAACTAGGCAGGGCGAAGTATTCGAAAAGATAATTGCGAATGAGACTTATTATCCACCTGAAGAGTTTCAAGATCACGAGAATATGATTGCCTACGCACTTCGCTACTTCATGACCGCCGAATTCGACGGACTGGAAGATGAGGTGAAGGAATTACTTAGACAACATATGAGAGAACGTATTCAGTTGGCAGCACAGGAAAAGGCTGCCGTTTCAGGTCAACCATCCGGGATGCCACCCGGACCTCCCCCTGCCGGCCCCGAGGCGATGGGTGAGATGGAACAAGCTCCCGCAGGCGGAGCACCAATGGGACCACCTATTCAAACCTAGCTTACTCCCATCCCCACCACTTCCGGCGGGACGGATAACTACCGAAAGGAATAGATAGATGACAGATTTAAACAGAGTGATTGACCCAAATGTAACCGGAACTGCGGCAGACGACGCAGGGAGAATGGACTCGATGATGAATGCACTTCGCTCCGGCGATGCAAGCGCACTGGCAGAAATGACTACACCAGTAGACACATCAGTTAGATCATCGGATTTAATCCCTGACACAGAGAATCCGTTTGACGCACTTTTCGGCACGGAAGAAGCACCCGAACAGTCCAGTGAAGGAACTGAAGAAGAGACTCAGTTATCCAGCGAAGACGACCTTCCCGAAGAGGAAGTATCTGACTCCAAGGACATTGAGGAGATCATCGTCAGTGATGACAAGGGACGACGTAGAAAAGTCAAGGTAGATTTCTCTAACCGAGACGATATAAAGAAGAAACTGAAACTCGCTCACGGTGCACGTAAGTGGCAACGGGAGAGAGACGACGCACTCCGCCAACTGAAAGATTCGGAAGGTTGGAAGAAGAAGTCAGATTTCTTCGACAATTTGGAGCAAGCATACGCGAAGCAAGGTGTAGCTGGACTCGTTAACGTACTTGAAGGCCGCGAGGGAGCGTACCAGGAGTTCGAAGCGAAACAGCGAGACAAGTGGGAACGTATGCAGACCATGACTCCCGACGAACTCGATGCTTATCACAAGACTGAAGAGTTAGATAAGTACAAGAGAGAGATGGAGAGTCTTCGAGCGGAACAAGAGAAGTTTCGTCAGGAGATCGAAGGTAAACATTCGCAGGCGCAAGAGGCCGAATTCATGGGGAAAGCAACTCCAGTATTTGATCGCTACCGTTTCTCCGGGAAACTGGGAAATGCAGATCAGGAACAAATGCTTGACCAAATGGTTTGGGATAGTGCGTTGAAGAAATTGCAACCTTACGAAGATAAAGGTTACGACATCACTCCTGACTTAATTACCAGAGCATTCCGTTCATCTGC